CTATTATACTGGAAACCAACAGTCCAACCTTTGGTTGCATCAAACTCAAATCCACCACCGAAGATCTTAGAGTCAGCAGTGTATCCATCAGCATTGTATGACTGAACGAATCTGTTGTTCTCAAATACTCTCAATCTTTGCTTACCTGCAGTTGGTTCGTGATTCAGAAGTCTATTGATACCAGTATTAATTCCATCAAGAACTTCTAACTGGTCAATGCGTCCAAAGTAATCTCTGTAAGTGTTAGCAACTTCAACAGTGGCCGCACCAAATGTAACTTGAGTAGCAGCACCGTTGGTGAATACTCTTGTGTACACAGGAGTAGTTGTAGTTGTGGTAGTTGTATGTGCATGGATTTTCTGTCTTCCACCACTTTCAGATGCAGTGTGATTTACTGCAGAAACAGGAACAACACTAAAAGTTCTGGTTCTTACCCAATCAGATACAGTTGCTTGAGTTATAACAGAAGTTCCAGCATTATCATCAGTTGTTACTGTAGTTACAACTGGAGTTCCATTTGTTGTGGTAGTAGAATTATCAGACCAAGTTGTAACTGTTACTGGAGTTGTTGTAGTAGTAACTGTGGTTGTTGGAATCGTAATAACTTCTGTATCGGTATAATGAGTTTCAGTTTGATTTCCATTCGCATCAGTTCCCATCACATGTCTGTGAGGATTATTTGTTACAGTTCTGGTTCCAGCAGTTGTGCTAGTCGTAACAATATTAGAACCAGCAGCAGTTGATACTACTGTTGGTGCTGGTGGAGGTGTTCCACCAGTTTCGTAAATATCAAGAATACCATTCAGGTTAGCGTCACCAGAAAGAAGACCAGCAGAAAGACTTACTGTACCTGTACGAATAACTTGCGATGATGGATCCCAGTCCATCGTTGGTTGTGCGATTGGGTTATAAGTAAACTGATAATCTCCCGCAGCAAGTCCCGTGAATGTAACACCCTGCCAAGTGTAACTATCCATTCCATATAATCTGGTAGGATCCCCATAAGGAATAAGATTAGTTCCATCAGACTGGAAATAGTTTGTACCAGAAATTAGTCCGTCTGGCGTTGTATTTTGAAGAAGTGTCCAGTTGACGGTTGTTGGTGTAAATGTGGTTCCATTGACTCCCTCTAAAGTCATAGAACCTTCTGTAAAGGTAGTTCCAGCGTGCCAAGAACCATACCAAAATGTAACTGTTCCACCGCTAGCACCAACATATCCTATAGAGTTGGTGTGAGATAATGCTGCTGTTGGCACTCCAAAAAGAAGCGCAGACGCTGCAGCCAGCGCCTTTTGCGTGTTAGTAGACATAAAAATAGGTGAGTTGGTGTGGTAGAAATTCCTAAGAACTACCAAACACAACTCACCTTGGTGTGGGTTCGAGTTGCAGTTTCAACTCACTGGGTGAAACTATTTATCTATCCTTTCTTCCAAGCTTCACCTTCTGCCTTTCTTCTACGAGCAAGTCCTGCTTCTACATTTGAACCAGGATTACGGTAGAGGTATAAAGCATCAGGAACTAAATCCCATTCTTTATTCTTCAACCGTTTAGTAATAGTATTAAAGTTATCGCCACCGTAAAAACCGGCACCAAGATTATAAGCAAAGCTGAGCAGAGCGCCTCTTTGTCCATCTGACATTTCACCCCAATGTGGAATTTTGCGTAATGAAGGAAGAAACTGATTCTTACACTGACTAATCAGTAGTTCATCTGCTTCTGCCTGAGTAATGGTATCGCCCATATGAAATGGAGAACCATCCTTCTTACGAGTGGAACCCCAACCGATTGTGATTGGGAGACCTCCTGTAAGTGGGTCAGGATATGCTTTGAGATGACATCCTTCAAACTCTTTAATAAGTTTGATGCCCATCATCGGCATATCATCACCACTAACTGCAGGAGCTGCAGCAGCAGAAACTGGTGCAGCACTAGTCTTTTTTCCGCGATAAATCTCCGCCCACTCTACATTATCTTCTAGGAACTTAACTGGAAGATTATCTTCTAACCACTGAACTCCCTTAATATGATTGGGGTTCTTTTCATCATAGAACTTGAAAAAGTTGTGTAAATCTACTTTTGCCATTGTACTATCTCCTATCAGTGAAAAATACGACCCCAACCATCATTGCCACCTGGGCACCAACGATGCTTAAGCATTGCTTTTGTATAAATGGTCTTCTTACCATTCGTTACTGGACCAGTGTAGTTATCATTGCATGAACCATAAGGATCATTGCAATAGTAACCTTTACCATCTGGAGTCTTACCGATGACTACAACCATGTGCCCGCCAGTAGGTGCAGATAGAGGACCACGGTGCAGGATACCAATAACGACAGGCTTCCCAGCATCAAGACTCTTATCAATATCAGAGAAAGAAAGATTGTAGCTAAAGTGTGACTTAACTCCATACCCTTCAAGAACACGAGTCTGTACCGCATGGTCAGTCGTGTCGCCAATCGCAAATACTTTCTTAACATACTCATCGTCGCCTTTAATTGAACCTGGCTTAAGGAAAGCAAGACACATGGCGCAAGATGAACTGTTGCAAGTTCTATGTGCGTCTCTATAATTATCTACTTGATTAAAATATGGAACATTTAGAACTGATGGTGTAGGGGGTTTCGTTCTAAAAATTCCTACCCAATCTGATTCAGAATCATCCAAGTATTGAGCAGGCAGATTGTCTTCTAACCACTGAACTGCTGCTACATGATTCTGATTATTTTCATCATAAAACTTAAAAAAGTTATGAAGATCTAAGGTCATTTTCTTCTCCTATGAATTCTAATGAAAAAACATCATGCTCTGGAATTTCTGGATCCATCCATTCACGAAATTCGGACTGAATCGCTTGAGCATTTTCATAATTCTTTTCTTCACAAAGAGAATGAATTCGATCAACTGCCCAGTCATGTGATTGGCGAAGAGTCTTTTCCAAAGTTTCCATAATCTTTTCGCATATAGCGTCCTAGAATATTGCTATTATAGTACGCTGGCGAACCATCGTCAAGAGACTCAATCAACACATTATTTAGGAAAAGCTGTTTGGTTTCTTCGTAATTACACTGTCCTTTTGTTCGATGGAGGCTAAGTATCGTTCTGTTGCAGGATGCTTTGCCCCAAATGTGAATATCGGATTTGAGTTCAGGGCAGGATCCATAATACTTTTTCCAATCAGACTCTGATTTAACTTTTCTAGATTTGCCCTTTGGTGTGCGGAAACTCCAGAAATATTTTCTACCAATATATGAACGACCAGTTGCAGTGCAGTGGATATGATAAACGAAACCAAAATAATCTTGGATGTCGTCTGATTCAAAAACCTTTGAATTATACAACCAAGGATTCTCATAACTCATATTAAGTAATCTTATGAGCTATTATTTATCCTTCAACCTTAGCAAAGCGATTCTAGCAATAAAAAAGCACCCCGTCAAGAGGTGCTTTAAGTTATGTTAGAATTGAATCACTTAGTTGCAGGTTTTGGTGCTGGAGCTGGAGCTGGTTTACCCTTCATAAATCCTTGAATTTTGGAAGGAAGTTCATCAACGAACTTATAAACACTTGGGGGGACATTTGGTGCAGAACCGCCACCACGAGGTTCAGCTGCCTCAGAAACGATGTCCTGAATGACTTCTGCATCCATCTCCATCATTACATAAAGTGCCTCTTCTACGGTCTCTACATGCCCCTGTGAGAGGAGATACTCAAGAACTAGGTCATAGGCATCATACTCTTCTTTCTTGACTTTTGATGCTTGAACTCCAGCTTTAACTGCTGATAATTCTTGTTTTGGTTTTGATTCTCCTGATACTTTTGCTGCCTCTCTTGCTGCTTGTGCTGCTTTGAGTTCAGCAGAAGTTGCTGCTCTTCTTTCAAACTTAACTCCACCTACAGAACCTACAGCATAACCTGCAGGAGATTTTTCAATCTTTGGTTGTGGAGATGTTTTTACTGCTGGTGATAAAGATGGGCGAGTAGGAGCAGACGTAACAGGAGGTTTTTGTACAGGAGGTTTTTGTACAGGAGATCTATAAAACTCAGGATCTTTACCGGGTGGAGTTGCTGCAATTTGTCTATTCATAGCAGCAACGTCTTTATTCAATTGCTTATCAGTTTTAAGTTGCGATGGACCTCTTTTCTCTTTATATCTTTTAAGAAGTTCTGGATCTGTCGAAGGTTTCCAAGTACTTGGTTTTCCAGGTTCTTGAGTTCCAAGATCTCCTCCCTTTGGAGCAGCAATTCTTGTATTAGTAGGTTTACTTTTTGATTTATATCCCTTTATCGCTTTTGCATTAATTGCATCTTTTTCTTGTTGACTAAGAAAAGGACCCCACCCCTCCACTTTAAGACCTCCAGTAGGTCCTACTTTTAGTTTTTCTGGTTTATGTTGCTTCACTGCAGCTGGTTTTTCTGGTTCTTGAGGTTTTGTTGTTCTACCTTTACCCCCAGAACCTAGTAACTTTTCTGCGCTTTTTCCAATTTTTTCTAAATCTACTGCACCATCAGTAGCAGCTCTAACTACTCCAGATGCTGCTTGACCAGCATAGTCAGATGCGGATTTAAGTGGTGCTGAGATATACTTAGATACATTACGATCCGTCCATCTAGAAAATTGTTTAGCACCTTTCTCCCATTCTTTTGATACATCACTTTGCTCATTTAAAATAGATTTATACAATTCATCTATCTTGTTAATATCCTTACTGGAAAAATCTGTCATTTTTTCAAAACGTTTGCCTTATATTTTTATTTATAAAAAAAGAGGGTCAAAAGACCCTCACTTCACATCATCATTCTTCTTACCTAACCACTCCTTCTCATAATCATAATCACCGAATAGGTATTCATCTGATTCTGCAGCATCTTTGTATGCGTTCAGGATTTCCTGTTCGCACCATTCATCATAATTGGAATCCTGTGAAAGAATCTTTGGTAACATCTTGCTTAATTCCTCCTACGATGTAACTTTCAACTTCTGTTTCCTGTGGAGCAACTTGAAGTCCCTTAGAGGAAATCCAATGTTCAGTCCAAGGCAATGGGTTGTTCTTTGCTGGAATATCATAAAGTGGGCGAAGTCCGATTGCCTTCATTCTACGGTTCGCAATCCATTCGACATACTGTTGTAACAATTTGTCGTTAAGACCAATCATTGAACCATCCTTAAACAGATACTCTGCCCAAAGTTTTTCCTGATTCACAGCGTTCTCAAAGGTCTTATAAACCCACTGTTCTTCTTCCTGTGAGATTTTCTTCATATCAGGGTCATCACCTTCCTTCCACTTATTCAGGATGTTCTGAGTGATAACCAGGTGCTGATTCTCATCTCTAGCAATCAGTGAGATGATTTTTGCACTTCCTTCCATAAGTTTGAGTTCGCCAAATGCAAAACTGCAAGCGAAACTGACGTAAAAGCGAATACCTTCAAGAATATTAACGTTTGCAATTGCTCTGAAAAGTTTGCGTTTGAGTTCATACCTTTCTGCCTGGGCGTAGGGAACTTGTTCTTGGGCGTGTTTCCAAAGTTCAGAAGTCCCATAATGCTGAGCACTATTGATGAAGTCATTATATGCCTCAGTCACACTGACGGCACGTTCTAAAATACGGTCATCTCTGAGAATTGTATCAAAGACCTCAGAAGGGTCTGGATAAACATTTTTGATGATATAGGTGTAAGAACGGGAGTGAATCATTTCCATAAACTCCCAAACCTTCATACAAGCTTCCAGTTCAGGAAGCGAACAGTATGGAGCGAAAGCCATTCCAGGACCACGACCCTGAACAGAATCAAGCATCACCTGATACTTCAAGTTGGAAGTAAAAATATGCTTTTGCTCAGGACGAAGAGACTGATAATCTCCCCTATCTTTTTGAAGGGAGACTTCTTCTGGTCTCCAGAAATATCCCAATTGTTGTGTTGTGAGTTTATCAAAGATTGGATACTTATAAGAATCATATCTCTGAATTCCAAGAGGTTGCCCAAAAAACATTGGTTGTTTCTTAGTATCAACCTCTTCAGAATTGAAAACGGTCATCTGATTAATCACTCTCACATCCTCTAAACCTGTTTTAAATCTTACAAGACTCACAATCTTCCTCCTCTGAATCTAGAATATCGGAAATTAAATTTTCAAGAGACTGTTTGGTTTCTTCAACCTCGTCAGTCTTATGATCATAAGTATTTTGATAGTAGCTGGTTTTCCAACCGTACTTATATGTAGTCAAAAGGTCCTGCGCCATTACTGAAGTAGGAACTTCATTATCGGGATAATTTTCTGGATTATATGACCAGTTTCCAGAAATCGCTTGATCAAAGAACTTCTGCATAACAGCAACAATATTAATATACCCACGATTGCTAGGCATATCCCACAGAAGCGTATAATTGTTCTTAAGTGTTTGATACTGAGGAACAATCTGCTTGAGAGGTCCTTTCTTGGACTTCTTAACGGACAAGTATCCGCGAGGTGGTTCGATTCCATTGGTTGCATTTGACACAACGGAACTGCTCTCCGATGGCATCTGTGCAGACAATGTTGAGTTCCGTACCCCGTACTGCTTGACCTGTGCTCTAAGACCTTCCCAATCATACTTCAGATTATTTGGAACGATTTCATCAACATCTTTCTTGTAAGTATCTATGGGGAGAATACCATTACCATACTTGGTTCTATTAGAGTATTCACAAGCACCCTTTTCTTTAGCAAGATCGACAGTTGCCTGAATCAGATAATACTGGAATGCTTCTGTCAGGTCGTGAACCAGTTTCCAAGAACCAGGATCGTCATAGTGCTCCCCGTGCTTGGCGAGATAGTGAGCAAGACCAATATAACCTACCCCAATCGAACGACGCGCTCTGGTGGCGATTTCTGCTGCTTTAACGGGGTATCCCTGAAAATCAATGAGTTCGTCAAGAGACCTAACAGCAAGATCACAAAGAACCTCAAGGTCCTCATTATCCCGAATCTTTCCAACATTAATAGCAGAAAGTATGCATAGAGCAATCTCACCATTTGGATCATCAATATGTTGAATGGGTTTGGTGGGTAGAGTAATTTCTTGACATAGATTACTCATCTCAACTTTATCCATAAAGGATGAGTGAGAGTTGCAGTGGTCAATGTTCATAATGTAAACACGACCAGTTTCTGCGCGTTCTTTCAGGAGGTCCAAAAAGAGTTCTTGAGCTCCGATAGTCTTTCTTGGAATAGACTCATCTCGTTCATAACGAACATACAACTCGTCAAAAGCATCAGTTCCAAAAGCATCATACAGACCAGGAACTGCGTGTGGAGAGAAGAGTGAAACTTCTTCGTTCTTGATGAATCGTTCATAGAACAGTTTAGAGATTTGGATACTGTAGTCTAACTTACGAACACGGTTATCTTCGGTTCCTTTATTATTTTTCAATACCAAGATATCTTCTATTTCTTGGTGCCAGATGGGGAAGTGGACAGTTGCTGATCCACCTCTGATGCCATTTTGAGTGCAGCATCGGACAGTTGCTTCAAACTTTTTGAGGAAAGGGACAACACCTGTGTGCTGAACTTCTCCGCCTCTGATTTTAGCGTTGATGCCACGGATTCGACCTGCGTTGATACCGATTCCCGCCCTTTGTGCAACATATTTGCCGATAGCCATATCAGAACTAAAGATGCTATCGAGGGTGTCATCAACATCAACAAGAACACAGCTAGCATATTGTCGAAGTGGAGTTCTAACCCCCGCCATGATAGGTGTGGGAATGTTGATTTTGTGTTTGGAGATTGCATCGTAGTACTTCCTAACGTAGTCTAAACGTGTTTCTTTAGGATACTTGGAAAAGATTGTCGCCGCAATCAAAAGGTACATAAACTGTGGCGTTTCATAAAGTGCCCCAGTGCTTCTATCTTGCACAAGGTACTTATCAACGACTTGACGTAGACCTGCATAAGTAAACAGATAGTCACGACTATGATCAATAAACGACTGAAGTTTATCAAATTCTTCTGCTGTATAAAGATCCAAAATTTCTGGATCGTAAACACCTCTACCAACACAACGCTCAACATGTTGAAGAACAGTTGGGCATTCGTGCATACGACCAAACAACTGCTTACGAAGAGCAAACAGAAGCAGACGAGCAGCAACGAACTGATAATTGGGATGCTCAAGATCAATTAGGTCGCTAGCAGAACGAATCAGAATCTCCTGAATCTCTGCAGTTGTGATACCATCATAAAATTGAATACCAGATTGCATTTCAACTTGCGATGCAGATACCCCAGCAAGGTCCCTACACGCTTCTTCTACCATCAAATGTAGTTTATTTAACTCAAGGCTTTCGACCGACCCATTTCTCTTAATAACTTTTGTTCCGTTGCTCATACTTTCTTCCACTCGTTAAACTTTACTTTTGCCTCTAAGCCTTTGTATGTATGTGATTTTAACACATCCATAACCTGATGTCCAGTCAGGACCATATCATTAATATCTTTTTCAGTAATTGACCTTGGCCAGATTACTACTTTCTCACCTCTATCGATGAGTTTGGAGATCCTGTTACAGATTTCTTTGTTCCTAGGTTCATTATCAAGAACATACACAATATCGTTGCCCAAATTAAGACTATCGAGTAAAATATCCGATCCGCACATTGCGATGGCATTTTGGACAAACGTTGAATCAAAGGGACCTTCTGTGACGTAGATTGTTTCATCTTTCTTTACTCCTTCTAATCCATAGACTTTGGGAATACTTTCGTCTAAAATCACCGTAATATATTTAACCTTGCTAGGTCCTAAAGCACGACCTTGAAACCCAAAAATGTTACCATCTAATGCACAAAGGGGAATAACTATTCTGGATTCCTCATATTCTAAACTTTTTTGGTCAAAGGTTTGAACTTGAGTATTTGTCCATTCTTTAAATTTTTCTGCAAAGTAAAATCTATTTGGATCTAGTCTTCGGTCTGTTAGATACT